GCGGGGGGGGGCCCGCCCCCGCCCTGGAACTGGATCTTGGAGCGCTTGGACGAACCGACCACGCTGATGGTCACGGCAGGACGATCGGGGTGGTCGACTCGGGCGACGGGGCGCTGGAGCCCTGTGGGTTGACGTAGACGTAGGAGAACGTCCACGAGCCCGCAGGCAGTTCGGTCTGGAGCCAGGTGGCGGTGGTCCCGGGCATGGTCGTGGTCTTGGCCAGATGGTCCTGGGGGACCCCGGCCAGCATGGGCGTGACCTTGGTGCCGGTGACCGTGCCATCGGCCGAGGCGGTGAAGGTCACGACCACGTCCACCGTGGTGTTCTTCACGGCCGTGGGGGCGGTGATCGGACGGTTGGGCACGGTGGTGGCCTGCAAGGTGAACAGGCGGGCCCGGCTCAGGGCCGTGCCCACCCGCACCCGCACCGGGTAGACGCCGGGGGTGCCCACGGCTGACAGGTCGAGCGGGGCGGTCAGCTGGTTGCGGCTGACGAAGGTGGTGGTCACCTTCACGTTGTTGATGAGGATGTAGGCGCCGGGGCGGAACGTCGCCCCGAACACGCGCAGGGTGAAGGCCGGGGTGTTGCCCACCTTGGCCGTGGGCGGGAACAGGGCCCGGATGTAGGGCTGGGCGGCACCGGCCCCACCCAGGCCGTCCTGCACCTCGCGGGTGTCGCTCATCGCTTCCCCTTCCGGGCTTGGGGGCGGTCAGTCCAGCGGGGCTGACCGCTCAGGTGTCCAGCCCTGCCGGACTGGACACCGGCGTTGGCCACTCGGATGGCCTTGCCTTCGTCCCCCGAGGACGCCAGGACGGCGTTAGCCGTCTTCGTCCACCGGGTCTTCTGGCTGCGGGTCTTGGCCCTCTTGGTCTTGGCCGACACGTCGGACTGGCTCCAGGGCATGGCCTTCCTCCACATCGATGACGCCCGGGATGGAAGCGGTTCCTCGGCCGGGCTGGTCGAGCAGGTACAGCGCCTTCTGCAACTGCTCACGCAGCTGGTCGTCGCTCATCGACTTCAACTCGCGGGCCTCGTGGACCACGATCCGCTTGGGGGCGAGCTTGTCCACGTACTGGAGGTAGAGCGTCGCCGCCTTCACGTCCCCGAGCAGGGCTCGCTCGTACACGGCCTGCACCACCTGCTGCACCCGGGTGGGCTCGGCGTTCAGGACCTCGAAGCGCTTCTCCAGGAGCCCCTTCACCCGCTCGTCCCGCAACCAGCGGGACAGGGTGGTGGCCTTCACTCCGTTGCTCTTGGCCCATCCGGCCTGACTCATGTTCGGGTTGCGGTACGGATCGCACAGCCAGTCGAGGAAGCGGTCCACCAACGGGGGTGGGTGGTGGTTCCCGTACTTGTCGGTCGTCCAGACCCCGGCGACCGAGTCCGTGACCCGAGGCGGGCGGGGCCTGCGCTTGTTCACGTGCCGGGTCAGTTCGGGCACCGCGTCGGTCATGGCCATCTGACTCACCAGGCAGCCTGTTCACCCGACGAATGAGGGCGACACCCCGAGGGGTGGAGCCCATACAGGCCATTCCTGGCCTGTACCGATCGTGTGACAAGTTCCGACTGGTCCTTGACATGTCACTTGAAGTCAAGGCTGGATGAATGGGGCTGAGCGAGCGACCACCAGGAGCGAGCGAAGCCCGCCGACCACCTGCCTGCGAGGGGGCTGCCCGAGGGGGCAGCCCACCTGACGGTCGGACAGGGCGTACGGCGCCCGCCCCGACCGGAAGGTGGGGGGACCCCCGAAGGGCAGGTCACGAGCAGGTCATGTCCCCGCAGGCCTGTCTACAACCTGTATGGGCCGTGTTTCCTGTATATAGCCGTACGGCTGGGCAGTAATAATACTTATATAGACACGCGGCCGCGCCCCCCCTCCCCCGGGGGGGGTGGCAGGCCTACGGCCTGGTCGACGGCACAGAACTGTGGTTCTGTCCCCCCAGAAACTGGAGAGTGGTGCGCGCATAATGCGTGCGCTCTCTCCATCCGCGTGATGGGGGAACCACCCCCTGCCTTCCCTGCCTGGTGACCAGCAGCAGCAGGCCAGGTCAGCCAGCCTCGCGTGACGCAGCGGGCGACGCAGGCGCCTGACGCAGGGGCTTTCCCGCCGGACTACGTCCTCACGCTGTAAAGCCAGGGTTGACAGTCTGCCGACGGTCTGGGCATGATGGTGGCGGCAGATCGGCAACCCCGCCGGTCACCACGGTCCCGAAAGGCACCCAGGCACATGACATCCATCCTGCTCACGATCGATGACGCCGTCATCGACATCACTGCTCTCGTCACCCAGATCACCCAGTCCTCGTACGTGGCTCCGAAGGAGCAGACCGTGGTCACGGAGCCGAAGGCTCCGAAGGCCACGAAGGTTCGCAAGCCTCGTGACGGCAAGGCCGTCATGGCCGCCATCCGTGAGGCCTGCGCCGAGCGTCGCTACAGCGACGCCGTTGCCCTGGCCGAGACCAAGGGTTGGGCCCACGTGGTGGACTCTGTCCACCGCAAGCAGGACGCTGACAAGCGTCGGACCGCCACGAAGTCGGTCGAGACCATCGCTCGCCAGCCTCGTACGTCGGGCCGTAAGGCCCAGCGTGACGCCCTGGTCACCCAGGCCGTCATCGACGCTGTCGAGGCCGAAGAGGCCCCGAAGGGGCCTGCGGTCAAGGGTCGGCCCCGCTGTGCGGAGCACCACGTGTTCCTGAAGGGCGATGGCACCTGCAAGCGTTGCCTGGCCAGCATCGCTCCCCCGGCACCGAAGGTGCCGTCGGTCAAGGCCGAGACCGTCACGGTCAAGACCGAAGCGCCGAAGGCGCTGACCGCTGCGGACATGTTCCCTGGTGGCCTGAGCGAATCCGACCTGGTGCTGGCCTGGCACGCCATGGCGGCCAAGGCTGCCGAAGGCAGCCGCACCCAGCGGAACCACATGCGAGCCACGTTCGAGAGCGTGGTCCAGGTGTGCAACACGAAGGCCGCTGAGGCCGCCACCAGCGGCTCCAAGCTGGCCGCGGCGATGTGGGCGAAGCGGGCGAAGAACGCTCGCAACGTGGTCTCCGCCCTGGTGGCCACGGCCTGACCCACCCACAGGCAGGCAGCGCCCCCGGTTCACGCCGGGGGCGCTGTCGCGCCCCGACACATTCCCTGCCACGCGCCAGGCCAGACGGCCTGGCCTTCGGCGCGCCCAGGCACGGATGGCCAGGCCGTCCAGGCCTGTCGACCCACGTGCAAACGGCCACGGAGAGGCCCCTGTGTGCCCCTGTGCGGCGCGTGGACCACGGATAGGCAGACGGACAGCCTGTCCGACCAGTCAGGTACACGCGTGAACGAGCGCGGGTACAGGCGACCAGGCAGCCACGTACGAAAGGACCAGCCATGGCACGAGGACACACGGACGAGCCCGAGGCACCAACCGAGGGCGACACCACGAGCACCACGGATAGCCCGCTCACGGACGAGCAGGCCGCTGGTGGCCTGACCAACGTGGCGTTGGCCGACAAGGTGGCCGGTGGCTCCGCCAGCCAGGCTGAGTTGGTCGAGGCTGGTCGTCGCCTGTCGTCCATGTTGTAGGGCACGGATAGGCACGTACGAGAGCCCGGGCCCGGGTAGCCACCTAGGCAGTTAGTAGGGACCCGAGCCCGTGCTCGTGCGTGACGCTACGTGCCATCACGGATAGCCCGCTAGTGCCTGTCCCTGCCATTGTAAGCCCCGGCTTGACAAGATCCTGGCAGGCCGTTCTACGATGGAAGTGTCCTCGGAGCGGATCGCTGCTGCTCCGGGGACAAGCATGTACACACCCACACACGAGAGAGGTCACAGGCATGACCGAGGACAGGGCCATCACGGCCGACGACATGAAGTTCCTGCGCTGGGCACGGGAGAAGAGCAACGTCTCGCTCTACGTGGCCTGGCACCTGGAGGACCGCACCGGCTTCGTGCGGGTCACGGTCACCCACACGGTGCACGTGCCCGGGATGCCCGAGGGCAACCGGGTCGAGACCAGCCACCAGCTGTCCCTGGGGACGGCCTACGTGGCCAACTACCACGGGCGTGAGGGCAACACCGTGGCCGCCTTGAACATGGGCACGACCATGCGAGGCGAGCACGCCGGTTGCCTGAACAACCTCATGAGCATGGGGCTGCGCACGGGCGACCAGTTGCGGGCTGTGTTCCTGATCGGCAACGACACCGAGCCCCTGCGCAACGCGGGCTTCACCCACGACCAGGCCTTCCTGGGCATCGACCGGGATGGCAAGTTCCGGGGCGAGGCCTTCGTGGACGATCGGGTGTACCGCCTGGCCACCACGGCCAGCAACGGGATGCTCTGGACCCGCACCCTGGCCAACACGCCGGACGTGGCCTGATGAAGCCCCTGCTGGCCTTCCTGGCGGTGCTCATGATCCTGGTCGGCGGCGCTGCCGCCGTCTGGTACGTGATCCACCCCGAGCCCATGTACACCAGCAACTTCGGCCGCTGCACCCACGAGTACGAGAGGTACTGCACGCCCTGACCATCCCGCTGGATGGAATGGAAACCGTCAAGGTCGCCTAAACAACAGGCCGAACGGCCCATCGCATCCGTCCATCCCCTCGCGTTATCCCACACACACACCCGAAAGAGGCATCCCATGCTCCCCCTGTTCCTCAACGGCGGCCTGTTCGCCTGGACCCAGCTGATCGGCCTGGTCATCGCGGCCGTCGCCCTGGTCGTCTGGCTCGTTCGCCACAAGGCCGCCTAGGTGGTCCTGCTCATCCTCATCGTCACGGGCGTCGGCGCGCTGTGCGTCGTCGCCTGGCTGGCCATCGGAGAGACCATCTCCGCTCGCCAGCACGACCCGAAGCCCACACGCACCGAAAGGACCCAGCCAGTGAGTTACCAGCCCGATCCCGAGCCCCGTCCCCCGTCGTACACGCCCAACCCCGCCTACAACCAGGCGCCACCCACCCGAGGCCACGCCATCGCCAGCCTCGTGTGCGGCATCACGTCCATCATCCCCGGTTGGTTCCTGTACCTGAGCCTGCCCCTGGCCATCTGCGCCATCGTGTTCGCTCGGGTCGACCGTCGGGCCAACGGCCCCTCGGGCATGGCCACCGCCGGACTCGTGACCGGGCTCGTGGGCGGCATCGTCTGGGTGCTCTTCTGGGCGCTCGTCATCATCGTCGCCATCTCATCCGCATCCTGACCATTCACACACGTACGAAGGAGAACAGGCACATGAAGCGACTCATCCCCCTGGCCGCCCTGACGGCGGCCCTGATCCTGGCCGCCTGTGGCGGCTCCAAGGGCGAGGCCAGCGTGGCCACGTCCGAAGCCAGTACCACCACCCAGGCCAGCACCACGCTGGCCCCGACCACCACCACCGTCCCCGCGGTCTTCGCGGCCAAGGTCGTGGATGGCGACACCCTGACCATCAACACGGGCGAGAACATTCGCATCGTGGGCATCGACACACCCGAGGTCGGTCAGTGCGGCTACGTCGAGGCCAGCGATCGCCTGACCGCGCTGCTCACGGGCAAGACGCTCACCCTCACGCCGGGAGCCCAGACCGACAAGGACAAGTACGACCGGCTGCTGCGCTACGTGGACGTGGACGGCACCGACGTGGGGCTCACCCTCATCCAGGAGGGCCTGGCCATCGCCCGCTACGACAGCCGGGACGGCTACGGAGCACATCCCCGTGAGGCGGCCTACGTTGCTGCCGATGCGGCCAGCCCCAGCACCTGCCTGCCCCCGGCTCCCGTCACCACTCCAGCCCCCGTCACAGCGGCTCCCCCGCCCGTGACCCCGGCCACCACCGAGGCCCCCGCGGCCACCACGCCCGCCACCCAGCCCAAGCCCAGCGGCTCGTACAAGAACTGCACCGAGGCCAAGGCGGCAGGGGCGGCACCGCTGCACCGGGGCGATCCCGGCTACTCGTCCAAGCTGGACGGCGATGGCGACGGTGTCGCCTGCGAGTCATGAGCGTCGAGGGGCTGCTGCTCGCCGTCTGGCCCGACGGGCAGCACATGTACATCGCCAACGAGTACGAGTCGATCCGACGCGTGTTCGAGGAGGGCTCCGCTCTCTTCGATGTCGCCTACTGCTCCCCGTCGCTCGCCTTCCTGGTGGACGACGAGGGGCTGCTGAACGGCAGCGTGCTCAACACCACGGCCAGCTGGTTCGGCGCACGGGCCATCTACGGGCCTGTCGTGGTCATCAGCCCCGAGACCGGCCCCGAAGGTGAGACCTTGCCTGCCGAGGCGGGCTTGTACGAGGCCATGACGCGCTTCGCCAGCCAGTGGCGCCAGGTGTGGGTCGAGGCCGAGAGCGGCGGGCAGGACCTGAGCGTGTCGGCCGACCCCGACAACATCCCTCCCCCGCAGGTCATCGCGTTCGAGGAGGTCAACACGTTCGAGGACTTCCTACGAGCGACGAGCAAGGAGAAGGGCCAGTGAAGATGAAGAAGGGGACGGCGGTGCTCGGCGCCGACCGTCCCCTGCATGACTGGGCGCACGCCCTGCTACTCGATCGTCAGATCGACGGGTGGCAGATCGACCGACGCTCAGCCAACCCGGGCTGGTACGTGACCGTGGGTGGCGACACCCAAGGGCCGATGGATCGCTCCGCGGCCCAGGCCCTGTTGGCCACGTACGAGCCCAGCCAGAAGGCAGTCATCCAGGCGTGCACCACGCTCCTGAGCGGGCTCGACTACGAGCGCCTGGTGGGCATGGCCAGTGTGCGCCAAGAGTCAAGGGCGGCTTGACAGATCTCGGACTGTCGGAGTAGCGTTGCTGTTGCTCCGGCAGTTCGCCGCCAGCACATCCCCTGCACACACACGAAAGGCGCTCACAGGCATGAGCATCCAGTTGACCATCCCCGATGGCTCGCCCATCGAGTTCATCACCGAGACCCACAGCACGAGCACGAGCGACCCCTACGTGGTCCTCCAAGGCACGAAGGGCACGCTGATCCGCTGGACATCGATCCAGCCGCCCATCTTCCAGGCCTACTTCGTGGACAGCGGGCGCTACCACGAGTTCCTGATCCCCGACGACAAGACGGCGACCGACTTCATCCGCCTGGACAGCGAGGCGGCTCGGGCGGCGTACGACCTGGAGCGGCGGCTGGAGACCAGGGACGCCGAGGTCCGCTTCTTCCAGCAGGAGCGCGACAGGGCCCGCGAGGCCCACGCCGACGACATCGAGAAGATCGGTGACGCCCTGAACACGGAGGCCGCCGACCGGGGTTGGTGCAACGAGTACCAGCGGTTCGTGGAGAACCTGAACCGCTCGCTCTCCGTCGAGTTGGCCCTGCCCACCCGGGAGATCCAGGTCCGCACCACCTACACGGTGACCATCTCCGAGACGGTGCAGGCCCAGGACTACGACGACGCCGTGGAGAACGGCAGCGACTGGGAGTCCCAGATCAGCAACCAGCTGCGGTCCCTCTCGGGGCACGTCGTGGTCGAGTACGACCGCTGCGAGGCCGACGACGGCTGAGCCACCAGATCACCTGTGAGCAGGGTGAATAACAGGATTGGCCCGGGGCTTGCGCCCCGGGCCAATCCCGCACACACACACGAGGCACCCAGGCATAGATGCAACGTGGAGTGAGTCGAGCGTACACACATCCCGGCCTGGGGAGGCAAGCATGAAGACGATCGTCCGCCGCAGCGACAACGTGGCGGCCCATGACGGCGCCCACAAGGCGCTCACGGCCCGCTCGCACCACAAGCGAGTGGCCCTGGCTGTCCTGTACTCCACCGTCCAGGCCCTGTCGGCCCAGGACGTGCGCGAGCGCGCCCTGAGCATGAAGCTCGTCGCCACCATCTCGGCGGCCGAGAGCGTGCGCCGCCGGGTGCTCGAACTGATGGGCGACGGGTACCTCATGGTCCAGGACGAGCGCGGCCCCTCGGGCGCCACCTTCGTCTTCACGCCCAAGGGGTTGAAGGCCGCCCGTGTGGCGGCAGATGAACTGTCCCGTCAAGGCTGACTTGACAGTGAAGTGACCATCCAGTAACCTGGTGGATGCCGACAGCGGCAGCACCACACACGAAAGAAGGCACAGGCACAATGGGAATCGACCAGTACGGCACCGTCGGTGGCGTGGACAGCATGATGAGCGTGCGGTTCACCCCCTGGCACGGCGTGTCGGACATGAAGAAGCGAGTGGAGTTCAACATCGAGTCCGGGCGTCAGGCCCTGACCATCGCCGGGATCGACTGGGAGGTCGCCAAGACCAGCCTGGGCGAGTTCATGCCCGGTGCCGACCTGGCCGACGAGCACTGCGTGGTCACCCGCAAGGACAACGGCGCCGTCCTCGGCGTCCACCGGGCCAGCTACCAGGAGATCCAGAACACGGCGCTGGCCGACGTGGCCGACGGCGTGATCCTCGCCCGTCCCGGCGCCTTCGTGGAGTCGGCCGGTGGCCTGTTCAAGGGCAAGGTCACCTGGGCGCTCGTTCGCCTGCCCGACTCGACGGTGTACTTCGGTTCCGACGGGGCCGAGCGCCACGAGCGCTACATCCTCGTGAGCACCAGCCACGACGGCAGCTACGGCTTCACCATCCGGCCCACCGACGTGCGGGTCGAGTGCATGAACACCATCTCGATGGCGTGGCGGGGCAACAGCGCCATGTACAAGGTGCGCCACACCACCAACGCGCTGGACTACGTGAGCGAGGCCCAGCAGGGCCTGGCCGTGAGCCTGGCCAACTGGGAGGGCTTCGACCAGGAGATCAAGCGCCTGCTCGACACCCCGCTGGACACGGGCGAGTTCCTGACCAGCTTCGTGCCCCACATCATCGGGGAGCGCCCCGCCGACGAGGGCCGCAGCCTCACCGCCTGGGACGAGAAGTTCACCGGGATCGTGGAGGCGTACCACGAGGACCACAACGAGGCCATCGTGGACACGGCCTGGGGTGCGGTCAACGCCTTCAACGAGTTCGAGGTCTGGGCCACCAAGGTCCGGTCCAAGAGCCTGGCCGAGGCGCAGATGGTCCGGGTCCTGACCGAGGACTTCCCGCTCACCCGCCAGGCACTGGCGCTGGTGGGCAAGGGTTGACACTGGGAGTCACGAGGGGGGCCGCCCAGCCCCCCCGTGACCACCACACAGGCAGGTCTACATGCCCATCATCGTTTCCGTCAAGCTGGCCTGTACAGCGTGCCAACGGTCCGTAGTCTTGGACAGGCACACCACCAACGAGGACCAGTACCCCACCCATCGATGCCCGGCCAGCCCCCGGCCCGCCGTCTTCGACGTGATCGAGGTCGGCGTGCCCCGGCTGTCCCGGCCAAGGAGCCCCGTCCATGAAGCCCGCCGAGTTGCCTGACTACGCCATCAACCTGGCCGAGCAGGAAGGCATCCCCCAGGAGCGAGCCCGCGTTGCTCACGAGTGGCACGAGGCCGCCCAGAAGGCCATCCGGGACCTGTCCCGCATCCGTCGTCAGGCGGTGCGGGACATGTACAACCAGGGCTTCACCTTCGCGGAGATCGCGGAAGTGCTCGGCGTGTCCCGAGCCCGAGCCCACCAGCTGACGAAGGGAGGTCGGTGATGGTGCTCGCAGGCCCCCTGTTGATCGTCCTGTTCTGGGCGATCGCCTACGTGTTGTCCAAGAAGTCTGATCGGCCCAAGTGGTGACCGGCCACCGGGTCGAGGATCAGCGGCTCAACCGCAAGCTGGCCGAGATGCGCCAGGCCGGTCAGTCCGTGTACGTCGTTCGGTTGGTCGAGCGCATCGTGCACGGGCGAACCGTCCAGCAACGTCAGGAAGACATGGTCGACCTACTCGGCCACCTAGCCCCACACACAAAGGATCAGGCATGACCTTCGAGATGAAGTACAGCATCTGCCACAACCTGGACGCCCGCTTCATGCGGGGCTACGAGCACGGCGACCGACTGGTCCAGGGCTACCAGGGCACGATCGAGGCCGAGGGCAGGAACGCCAAGGAACTGGCCGAGGCCATCTTCGCCAAGCACAACCGGGACGATCGCCCCGACGGCAACAGCGCCCCCAGCCTCAGCGTGGGCGACATCGTGACCATCGGGGGCAACCACTCGTACACGGTGCTCAACTTCGGCTTCCTGCGGGTGTACGGCCACGTCGAGGACATCGTGCCCGGCCCCTGGGCCGAGGCCTTCGACCGGGTGTGGGGGGCCAGGCCGTGACCGGCAATGGGTGGTGCACGGCCACCCAGGACAACGGCCACGCCCGCAACGTGCACGTGTGCATCCACCAGCGTGAGCACAAGGACGAGCACCGCTGCGCCTGCGGCGAGCGCTGGCGCAACGACCGGGGGGCGGTAAGCGCATGAGGGTACTGGTGACCGGGTCTCGCACGTTGAAGGACCCCACCCCCGTCTGGACGGTGCTGGCCGGGCTGCGCGAGATCCATGGCAAGACCCCCTTCGTGGTCATCCACGGGCACAACCCCCGAGGGGCTGACCACTGGGCCGACACCTTCCCGGGCGAGGCCCGGATCGACAGGTACCCAGCTGACTGGGAGCAGTTCGGTCCCGCCGCCGGGCCGCTGCGCAACCGGGACATGCTCGTACGTGGCGGACCCGATCTGGTGGTGGCCTTCGTGGACAAGCCCCTGTACGAGTCCAAGGGCACGGCCGACATGGTGCACGTGGCCAAGGAGGCCGAGGTCCCCACGTGGGTGGTCACGGTCGAGTGAGCGATGACTGGGACGAGGCCTGGGGTGTCGCCCGCCGCCTGGCCGAGGAAGTCACGTGGCTGCACCAGCACCACATCGAAATGACCAAGCTGTCGGGCAAGGCCATCGAGATGGCCAGCAAGGCCAGCGAGTTCGAGGGCCACGCGGTCAAGGTCTACCGGGACCTGATGCAGGCCCTGGCAGGCAACGCAGGACGAGACCGCCCTGTCAAACTGGAGGACGCCGTGGCTGCGGCCATGGCGCTCCTCTCCACACACAAGGAGAAACAGGCATGAGCGAAGACGACGAGATGGCCAAGCAGGTGGCGAACGTGGTGGTGGGCCTGACCCAGCTGCGCCTGTTGATCCAGGACTTCCGGGTGTCGATGTCCCAAGGCATGGACGACCTGGAGAACCAGCTGGCTGGGGTTGCCCGTGAGGTTCGGGCCTACAACCAGGCGACGACCATCACCATCAGCAACGAACTGGCCGCGCTCGACAGCCGATGGGAACGACGGTTCCGCCAGGTGGAGGATCGCCTGGCCGACGTGGAACGGAGGCGGGCGTGACCGGCACTGACCTGGCGGTCATCGCCACCATCGTGGCCGGTTACGTCACCGGCATCTTCGCCACGCTGCACTACCTGGCCGGGCGCATCGATCGCGTGGCCGAGCGCATCGACAAGCTGGCCGACGACGTGCGCGAGATGAAGGTGACCCTTGGCCGCATGGACGAGCGCATCAAGCACCTGGAGCCCCAGGCATGAACCGCAACCTGGAGAGCATCGCCATCGGCGCGGCGCGCGAGTGCATCCGTCAGGGGGTGGACGAGCACGCGCTGGTCAACCTCCTGAGCGCCCACGACCACACCTACGCCTTGTGGCAGGGGCACCTGAGGCCGTCGTTCGAATCGATCCTGACGCTCGGGCGCATGGTCGAGCCCGAGGTCAACCGGAACGGCTTCCGCCGCACGCCGGTCACGTTCGCGAACCAGACCAGCGAGCCCACCAACTGGATGGAGATTCCCTTCGCCCTGGCTCGCCTGGTGACCGAGGGCGTGCGGGCCACGCCGTCCGAGTACGCCAAGGCGTTCCTGGACATCCACCCGTTCCTGGACGGCAACGGGCGAGTGGCCTGGCTGCTGTTCAACTGGCAGGGCGGGGTCTTGGACGACCCACTGCCCCTGCCCGAGTTCTACCCGGTGGCGTCATGACGGGTGAAGGTGCGGTGACGGCCAAGTTCAAGCACCTGACCCTGGACGCTGCCGAGGATCTGGTGGCCTGCCTGGGCTGGGGCAAGAAGCTGGTCATCTACTGCCGGGCGCCGTGGGAGGACGAGGCCGAGCCCAGCTACTCGGCCGAGTTGGAGACCGATGAGGTCGAAGCCCTCCCCTGCCCCATGTGCGACCAGCACTTCATCCAGCGGGTCGATGCCAACCGCCAGCAGCAGTACTGCTCACCCACGTGCCGCCAGGCGGCGTACCGAGCAAGGCAGCGTGGCGCCTGACTCTCCCTTGACACCCTTCCGACTGTCGGACGTAGGGTCGGAAGGTGGCGCAGGTGAAGACCCAGTGGACGACTTTCCACGAGAAGGTCGTGGCCGACCGGCTGGCCCAGGGGCTGCCTGCCCAGGTGGAGGACCAGGAAGCTCTGGACGATCTGGTGGCACTCGTGCGCGCCGGGCTGCCACCCCGGAAGATCACACCCGGAACCTGATCTCCAGGCGGTCGATCGCCACCTGCTCGCTCCAGCGGGCCTTCGTCCCAGGCTTGACCCTGATCCACTCGATGTAGCGGTGGAGGATCGCTCGCTTCACGTGCTCGTCCAGGTCCTCCCAGACCTGGGACAGCGGACCCTGCTCGCCATCGATCAGGCGATCCATGCTGGACCGTGGCGCCTTGGCTGCCTCGGCTTCCGCTTTCTCCTGGCGTAGCGCAGCCAGGCGCATGTCGTAGTCGGCCTTGGCGATGTCCTGGCGGATGTCGAAGAGCAGCGCGATGTCGGCCTCGATCTCCACGGTCGCGCGCGTCCCTGCGGTCTCGACCATGACGCCCGTGATCGGCACCGGCTGGCACTCGACCGCCTTGAACAACTCGTTCAGGATGCTGGCCTCGGCCTTGCCATCCAGGGTCAAGCGCCCGCAAGCGTCGTTGCTCGCGCTCCGGTGGCAGTGCCACCCAGGCCGACCGTTGCTGGAAGAACGGACGAGCAGCGAGTCGCATCGGTCGCAGAGCAGCAGGCCGTGGAGGATGTGCGTACGTCGTCGTCCGGCGCGCGGGTGCTTGCGCCAGCGAGCCAGCGCCACGAGAACAGCGGCCTGCTCGGCCGGTTGCACAATCGGGTCCCAGTAGCCCTGGCCGATGACTTCGCCGTTGTACGTGTGCCTGCCACTGATCTTCGGGTTGGTCACCCAAAGCTTCACGCCCGACGAGTCCCAGCGCTTCCCGCCGGTCGTGGTGATCCCCTCGCCGTTCAGCCAGCGGGCGATGCTGTTGCAAGACGCCCCCTCAGCAACGCGGCGCACGATCTCACGACCGATCTCGGCCTCACTCTCGATCCCGTTCAGGTCGCGGTCGTAACCGAACAGGCGGCGCCCACCCAGCTGCGTGTGACCGGCCGCGCGCTCATCCTCCATCGTCTCTCGGACCCGCCGACTGATGACCATGGCCTCGCGCTTCGCTGCGCCCAACTCGTCAACGTAGGCCTCGCGCCCCCGGGCGGTGGTCAGGTCGATGTCGCCCATCACGAAGACCTTCCCGTGGTTCTCTGCTAGATCGATGAGATGCTCACCCTCGTGGAGCTTGCGCGTCATGCGGTCGGTCGCGCTGGTCACGATCCCATCGATGATGCCCGCCTCTACCTCGCGGAGGTTGGCATCGAAGACCGGCCGCTCGTTGCGCGAGTAGTGGCTGGCGCCGGTGTCGTTCTCCACATCGATGCGGAGCAACGTCACGTCGTTGTCCGCCTGCCAGCGTTCGAGGAAGCCCCCCTGCCGCCCGACGCCCTTACCCTCGCCCGCCTTGTCGTCGCTGATCCGAACTTGGCCGACGAGCCGCTTGCCCTTGAACTTGTTCGCCATGCCAACGATGCTACGCTCTCAACCTGGTCTATGAGAAATCGGCTGGCTGTTCTCAGATAGACCAGTCTCACTGACCAGCACTTTCATCCACCACACACACCGAGAGGCATCCATGACCACCATCCACGACTACTTGGAGTGGCAGCGCACGAAGCGCGGCCGGTCCCCGCTCACGATCGCCAAGTACCGCGAGATCCTGACCGCCTTCGAGACCGCGCTCGATGGTGACCCGCTGGAGACCGCCACGACCGAGGACGTGGAGACGTTCGCCAACCGGGAGCGCCGGGGCGGCAAAGACGGAGCGCCCGCCACCATCGCCACCGACGTGAAGATCCTGTCGGGCTTCTACACCTGGGCGGGGCATCGCCATGGGTGGGCCAACCCGGCCGCCCTGGCGGGCCGTCCGAGCGTCCACAATGCCAACCCGCATCCCGTGCCCGCCGATGTGTGGGCGACACTCTGGAAGCACCCCCTGCCCACCGATGCTCGCGTGGCCCTGGGTGTCGCCTACTTCTGTGGACTGCGTCGCGAAGAGGTCGTTCGCTTGACCATCGGCAACGTTGATCTTGCCAACCGCCGACTGGTCAACTTCACCCGCAAGGGTGGGGGACGCGACGTGTTCGACTACGGCGAAGTCCTGGACTTCCTGCGTAATCGCTTGCCTGAACGTTCAGTCAACACCGATAAGTTCGAGCGCTCCCTAGAACTGCTAGCAGCACATGAGCCAGCATCGGAGGGCGATCGCCTACTACCGTGGCCGTCGGTGCGACCGCAGGCCTTCAACCGTCGCTTGCCCCGCTGGCTCGTCCGAGCGGGACTGACCGAGGGTGCCTGCACGCCACACATGCTGCGCCACGCCTTCGTGACCAACATGCTGGAAGCCGGGGCTCCACTCCACGTGGTGTCAAGCCTGGCTAACCACGCCAGCCCGACGGTCACGATGCGCTACGCCAAGGTGGCAGGTGGTGCTCTGGCGACCCTGCGCCGCGAGGCCGAAACTGTGGGTTACCTGAGTGCCTGAGAGGGAAGGAACACGGGCGGTGACCGTCAGGGCCAGCCTGACCACCGTCCATGCTCATCGCGGGGAGTTTGTGAGAAAGTTGCTTTGACGACGTGTCACGACAGTCACGACCGTGGTAGAGATCGTTCTGACAGGTCGCGTGACCTGTCGGCAGGGTCTGGAAGCCACCCCGACCCCCACACACACGAGGAAGGAAGACTGTTCTGATGGCAACGACCACCACGTCTGTGCCCCTGGATGCGAAGACCAGTGAGCAGATCATCGCCATGTACAAGGCGGGCGAGAAGCTAATCGCGATCACCAAGGCCACGGGCGTGCCCCGCGCCAGTATCTACTGGGTGCTGCGCAAGGAGGGGATCACGCCAGATCGCATCGCCAAACCTTCGTCGGAGTCCATGACTGTGATCGAGGTCCTAGACCGCCTGCGTACGACGGAGCGGGAGAACGGCGAACTGCGGTATCGCGAGGGTCAGCTGGTCGAGCAGATCCAGGCGCTGCACGAAGAGATCACCGAGTTGAAACGTCAGCTGCGCGATGCCCGCAAGGGGCGCCCCCGAGCAGCTGCCAGCTAGCACCAACGGTGCCCCACACGGGCGTCCGGCTCCCTTGCCAACGGGGGGTCGGGCGCCCGCTTCGCGTCCGGGTGTCTGCTGCCTGTCTACCCCTGTTCAGGTGGGGTTGCTTTCTGCACCTACCGCTGGACACTCCCCAACGTCAGGCCTACGGTCAGACCCCACACGCACGACGAGGGGGATGCCGGTGCCGGGAGTCCAGGTTGACCGGGGCAACAAGAAGTTGCTGGTCACCCAGTCTTTCCTCCAGGACTTCCAGCGCTGCCCCGAGCGGGCACGACGCCAGATCGTGGACCCGAAGCTCAGCTTCAACGACGCCACCTGTCTGGGCTCAGCCGTACACCTGTTCGTGGAGTACCGGATGCAGGGCAAGCCCTACATCGAGGCCCACCGGGTGGGCCTGGAGTTCCTGCACGAGATGACCGAACGGGAGGACTTCGTCTGGGCCGTGGTCCAGACCCTGCCCACCCTGCTGGCCCACTACGACACCTGCTGCATGTCGTTCGACATGCACGTGGTCCCGCAAGTGTCACCGGGGGGCGACATCGAACGCACCCTGCGGGCCGACCTGTGCACGTACAAGGGCTGGCTCATCCAGCTGGAGGGCACGCCCGACTACGTGGACCCGTTCGGCCGGGTGTGGGACTGGAAGACCAGCCGCGACGACTTCTCCGTGTTCGAGGCCAACAACTGGATGATCCAGCCGACGGCCTACACCTTCCTGGCCAGTCAGGACCGAGACAGCCCGGTTACGGAGTTCACCTACGCCGTCGCCATCAAGCCGAGCGGGGTCATCCAGCTGCTCGACGTGTCGCGGTCGGACGAGGACTGGGCCTGGCTGGCCAGGATCGCCACCGATGTGGTCGAGCTACTGGCGCTGCCGGGCCGCTGGCCCGTGCGCCACGGCCACTACCTCTGCTCCGCCAAGTGGTGCCCGTGGTGGGACACCTGTCGCGGAGCCTCTGTCAAGCCTGAGTAGACAGCCATCCGATCCGTCGGATATCTGAACACCCGGCCGGGCGGTCGGCCCCGAAGCCCCTTACGTGGAGGACCCGTGCCTGACGATGAAGAGTACGAAGGCGAAGAGGAAACGGTTCAGGAGCCGACACCGCTGCGGCCCCGCCAGCCAGCTGCCCGCGAGCGTGAGGAAGCGCCCCATCCGATCGCTCAGATCGACACGCCCGACCAGTTGAAGGGCCGGGTGCGGTTCACCCGCTCGCTCCAGCTGGGCTCAGGGCGCAACGACCAGGCTCACTTCTCGCTGGAGATGGAGTTCAGCTACCCGCCCGAGGCTGACCTGGCGGCGGTGGCGGCCATGGCCGCCGACGTGTTCTTCCAGACCAAGGCCACCGTGTACGAGCAGGCCGGGTTGGAGATGACCCTGGACGAGGCGGGCGTGCTGCACGAGGTCGTGCGCAAGGCCATCGCCGCCGACTCCACCCCGGCCGCCAGCGGTGGCGGGGGCGGAAGCGCGTTCCCCAACCCGTCCGACATGAACCGGCCCAGCCACATCAAGGCCGACGTGTGGCGGGACCTGGTCGAGAACTTCGGGGACTACTACGACAACCGGCCCCAGAAGGCCAACGGCGAGTACAAGTCCAACGCCCCCGACTTCAAGCACCGTGACTCGGGCGAGGCCATCTGGCTGACCGCACCCCGGCGAGGCTCCCGGTGAGGCGGGCCAAGCCGGTGCGCACAGCCCGGTACGTGTGCCTCGTGCGAGGGTTCGAGTTGCTGGTCACCGACGACCCTGCCGAGGTCGTGGCCCTGCACAACCTCGTCGCGGAGTGCCTGACGGTTCGCTGCGCGTCATGACCCTCAGCCCGCCCGAGGCTCGGGCGATGCTGGAGGCCAAGCGGACCATGGCCATCCGGGCGACCTACAAGCAGGTCACCGATCGGTACGAGTTCATCCGCCCCTTCGGGATGGCGGCCGAGGACCTGTTGGACTGGATGGTCGACTCGGGCGAGCGCCTGGAGTTCGGGCTGCCCGCCCTGGACTCCCGCCTGCGGGGCGTGGGTCGAGGCGAGTTGTGCTTCATCACCGGCAAGGCCCACTCGGGCAAGACCCAGCTGCTGCTGCACCTGCTGTGCAACGTGGCCGAGCGCCGCATCCTGTACTTCACGCCCGACGAGACCGACACGACCGTGCTGTGCAAGCTGCTGGCCATCCAGCGGGGCATGGACGTGGGGCGCCTGGAGCGCAAGCTGCGCGAGCAGGACGTGCTCACCCACAACCTGGTGCGGCGGGTGGCGGCCGAGTTCCCCAACCTCATCCTCATCGACCAGCCGCTCACGTTCCCCGAGATGGAGCGGGCGCTGCACGAGGCCGAAGAGCACTGGGGCGATCGCTGCCAGGGCGTGTTCGTGGACTACCTGGATCTGTTGCCCGGGGACGGCGACTACACCGGCACGAAGAGCAAGGCGATCGCCTTGAAGCGCTGGACCAAGACGTTCGACGTGCCCGTGGTGGCCGTGCACCAACCCCGTCGAGGCGGTGCCCGTCGTGGCCAGGAGATCGGCATGGACGACATGCACATGGGGGGCGAGACGGAGGGGACCTTCGTGCTCGGCGTCTACCGCAAGCGCGACGACGAGTACCTGGAGGCCGAGGACCGGGCCGCCCACATGAACACGATCAGCGTGAACATCAGCAAGAACAAGCGCCCGCCCTGCCACAAGGGCGTGTTCGACTTCCACCTGGACGAGGACACGGGCTCCATCCGCGAGCTACAGCGGGGCGACCTGCAAGGCCCGGTGCGCCTGCGCTCGGTGAGCGAGGCCCAGCAGTGGCGCCGTGGCTAGAGCACGAGCAAGCCGAGGGCCACGAAGGCCAGCCCGGCAGCGACCACCGCGGCGTAGAAGGTCTTGACCATGACCGCCACGATCGCGCCAGCCACGAATAGCACCACCGCGATCAGGAAGAAGACATCCGCCCAGTCGACTTCACCGTGGGCGATGTCAGCGAGAATCATCTGACCAGTCTACGACCAGTCGGGACTCACCTTGGACTTGGACCGTTTCCTCTGGCTCTTCGAGGGCAACCCGGACGTGATCGGTTCGGACCACGGGCGGGGCCACGAGAAGCCCGGTCCCCTGCCCATCAGCGGGCAGGAGGACTGGCTGGATGCGTTGCGCCACCATCTGGCTGGGGACCACGGCATCGGCGTGTACCCGTACTGGCGCGACCACGTGCGCTGGGGCTGCATCGACTTCGACATCGGGGACGAAGCCTCGTGGGGTCACGCCGTCGATGTCGCCACCCTCCTGCACGAAGTCGGCATCACCGCCTGGCCCGAGCGGTCGCGCTCGAAGGGCTACCACGTGTGGATCTTCTCCCCCGAGTGGCAGCCCGCCGCGCTCATGCGCCGTGCCCTGCTAGCCAGCTGCCAGATCGTCAACGCTCCCTCGGACGAGATCAACCCGAAGAGCGAACGCCTGGAGCCGGGCCAGATCGGCAACTACGTGCGCCTGCCCTACAAGGGCGGCTCGACCCAGCGCTACCTGGAGGCTCAGGTGGTGGTCGACTTCGAGAACCGGCCCCTCACCCTGGACAACTTCCTGGAGCGGTGCGAGCCCGACGCCACCTGGGACCGACTCGACTACCTGGCCGAGGCGTGGGAGGACCCGATCCCAGTCCACGTGGCTCGGTTCGTGGACAACCGCCCCACCATGAACGTGGGACCGGAGTCCCGCAGCGACCGTATCCGTCGGGCTGGCCCGCAGGCCGGGCGTGATCGCTCGTCGTGGCTGCACCTGCTGGCCATGGTGATGGGCGAGGAAGGCCACACCTACGACGAGATCCTGGAGGCCGTGCGCCTGGCCGACCAGGAACACACCCACAAGTACACGGACCGGCACGACGCCGAGCGCCGCTACGCCGACCTGGCCCGCCGGGCCGTGAAGGGACCGTGATGTCCACCATCGCCAGTGCCAAGGCCGCGGGTCGCCACTGGGAGACGGCCTGTTCGAGTCTGCTCAACCTGTTCTTCCCCGGCACCGAGCGTCGGCGCCAGCGAGGCGTGAAGGACGCGGGCGACCTGATCCCGGGCAAAGGCCTGGAGGACTGGACGGTCGAGTGCAAGGCCGAGAAGCGGATCGACCTGGCTGGCTACATGACCGAGGTCGAGGCCGAGCAGAAGTGGTCGGGCACCAAGTGGGGCGTGGCTCTGGTCAAGCGCCGACAGAAGCCGGTGATCGAGGGCTACGCGGTCATGCCCATCCACACGTGGGTGGACGTGTGCAAGGAGTTGGCCTACCTGCGGCTCACGTCAACCCCAGATGAACAGTAACGTGACCGTCGTGACGGTCGAGGCCCCGAAGCGCCGTCGAGTCCGGCGCAAGCAGATCCACCTGGACACCGACTACATCTGCTCCTACCGGACCCCTGAGACTCCGTGGGAAGCGCTCATGACGTGCGAGGCGGGGAGCGAGCCCCCGCTGTCACGGCTGGAGCTACTGGCTGTGCGCGACCTGCTGACCGATGCAGTCGAACAACTGGACCCTCGGCGCCGCTGGGTGTTCGAGGCCGTGTTCATCGAGCGCCGCCCGATGCGCACGATCGCAGACCAGATGAGCTTGTCCCTGGGGATGGTCCACAAGCTGAGCGTTCAAGCCCGGACCTTGCTCTACGAGTACCTGCGGGACGACCCGATCGTGAAGGAGTACTTGGGCCGATGAAGCGCGTCGAGATCACCACCAACGGTCAAGTGTGGCTGGAGAACCAGGGCACCAACTGGACCCTCTCCACCCCCTGGGAGATCATCGGGATCACGTCCCTGGAGGACCTGCCCCGCATCGCCAGTGCCATCCGCTACGCCATGCTCCGCTTCGAAGGCGAGACGGCGGTGCAGGCCCGGGAGGCGATCGCCTGGGTGGAGCCGGACATCGCGGACGACGACATGATCGAGGACGACGCATCGTGAGGCGCGTGTTCCTGGCCCTGGCCATCGTGGTCAGTGGCGCAGTCGTGGCCGCTGACCCTGCCAACGCTCGGTCACTGCGGATACCAAGCTACGCCTACACCGTGGTCCGCCAGCACCGCTGCGACTGGCTGCGGCCCTTGATCGCCCGGGCTGGTCTGCCGTCCACGTTCGTGCTCATCGCCGCCCGAGAGTCAGGCTGCGCTCGCAATGGCGTGACCGTGGCCAACCACACCGACCTGTCCACGTCGCGGTTCGGGCTGAACTTCCGGGGCTCGATGCCCCGCTACTGGCGCCAGGTGTGCGGAGCCACCCACTGGACGCAAATGCGCTCGGTGAGCATGGACCTGCGCTGCACGAAGGCAGCGTTCCGCCACGCCGGTTACCGGCCGTGGCTGTAGACGGAGAGCCCAAGCACAAGAAGCTTCCCAAGGTCAAGGTCACTGTCGTCGGTGGCCCCTGGGGCAGGCCGGTCAAGTACCCAGCCAAGAACAAGCGGGGCTGGTCGATCAGCAAGCCCTACTGGCAGATGCACGGGTACACGAAGACGACGCTGCCGCCGATCGAATGGGTGGGAGCCACGCGCTACAACCTGGTGATGGTGGGCGACACCCCGTACTACGTGTACGACCCACAGGTGGAGCTATGCCAGCGCATCCTCAGCTATCGCTGGGATGCTCCGCATCGGGCGGGCCAAGGACGGGCCATATCCGTCCGTCCTCAGGCGTCGTGACCAGACCCTTGTTGCGCAGCACCAGCAGGCGGTTGTTCACGTCCTGGCGCTTCTCGAAGCCCAGCTGTTCCATCATGTCCTCGCGGGTGCAGCCCGGGTGGGCACGCAGCCAGGCGTAGGTCTCTTCCCAGCCCGGCCCCGTCACCGAACGGCCAGGCCCGCCCCTCCTGGCTCCAGGCGTGGCCGCCCGCGTGCTCTTGGCTACGTACCACTTGTGGTGCCGGGGTCGGAGGCGGCTGTGCTCGACGGCCCGCTTCAACCCGTTGGTCGTCTCGCTGACGGTCCACCCCAGATCGTCCACGATCCTGGCCTTGGTAGCCCCCGGGTGTTCCGTCACGTACTCGACCAGGATGTCGGTCCGCTGGCGAGCCCGCTCGTGCATGTTGAGGGGGCGGGTCTCCCCCTCCTGCTCGATCGTGGCTGCTGGTAGCGCCAGAGTTTCATCACTGACGGAACGACGGCCGCCATGGACCTGCGGGAGTGCGTGCTCCAAGAACTCGCTCACTCGCAGCTGGAGGGCCGCTGCGTCCTCCGTGCGAAGCTCCCCCCGCACCGTGACCAACTCGACCAGGCCTGCGCCGTTCATCTCGAACATGCGCGTGAAGCCGTCACGCACGACCGTCACCCGAGCTTTCTCGCTCATGACGCCTTCCGACCCTTGGTCGGTGCGGCAGCGAGGATGCGGATGGCAGGCTCGTCGTCTTCGGCGTCGTCTAGCTCTTCGTCTCCGATGGGTCCGATCACCCGCAGAGCATCGCTCAACGTGTCCACCCACATCACTCGCCAGTCGGATCTGGTGAGACCTTCGTCGTGGGTCCTGTATTCCTCTTCGTAGATGTAGCGGCGGCTCATCACCTGACCCGAGTAGCGCGAGACGATGTCTCGTCGGATCGTGTAGCAGAACTCGCAGCGCAGGTCGATGGCGACTCCGTAGGCCGGTGGCTCGGTGACTGGGATCGGGTCCCATGAGTGGCCGAGTGTCCGACACCTGACGCCTGCCAGAGAGGGCAGTTCGGGCATAGGTGCTGCTCCTTGCCTGTGTGTGTGGGCTGCCTGGCTGTCTAGGCCCCCTGACGTTCTAGCAGGTGTCAGGTGGCAATCGCTTCATCCTCCACCAGGGTGTTGCCCTTGGTGGGCTGCGTAGCCAGGTCAGGCTTGCGCTTCGACTTGCTCGGGATGACCCCCAGGTTACGCAGGTCGTTGACCGTGCTCGACAGCGCGTCGGCTCGACGGAAGACCTCGTTCTCCTGGTCCTGAGGCGTGTTGGTGCGGAACTGCACCCCACCCAGATAGCTGGCGTAGGTGCTCATCGCTCGGTTCTGGTACTTGGCCTCGGAAGGGACCAGTCGTCGGATCTGGCTGAGGGCAGGCAGGTACTGGCCCACGGCGTAGGCGGCGTTCTCGCGCATGTACCACTTGCCGTCCGGCCCCTTCTGGGCCTGCCCGGTGGCCGACAGCACCTGGGCGAAGCCGGGGATGATCTCCCACGTCTTGGGCATGGGCACCAGCTTGGGCGTGAGGGGCAGGTCCGAGAAGAACTGCTTGCCCGCCCACATCTCGATCGGCGTCTTGATGAGGGGGTTGACGTTGGCCAGCATCTGGCCGGGGTCGGTGATGCGGAACAGGTCCTTGAAGGGCAGGTCGATCGTCCCGTACATCTGCTGGCCGCCACTGGTCCAGGGCAGCCGGGTCATCTGCTGCTCCCCGAAGTAGCTGGGAACGATGTTCTCTTCGTCCGTGCCCAGCTGGAGGTTGCGGGCCACGGTCTGGTACCGGAGGATCGCCTTGCCCGGGTCGGTGAAGATGGCCTCCAGCTGGAGGGGCACGTTCTTGCGGGTCCACGTGTAGAACGGGATGATCCGCTTGGCCACGTTGCGCTCGAAGCCGGACAGGTCCGTGTAGTCGAAGTGGTACTTGGACACGTCGGCCAGGATCTGGTCGGCCAGGCTGGAGTCCATGACCGCCTGCGTCACCCGATCGGCGTTGGCCGCCGTGACCTGATCCCACCCGGCGATGCGGGTCCCGTCCTCCAGCACGATGCGCCCGGACGTGACCGCCTTGTTCAGCCGGTCCCAGGCCAGGCTCCCCCGCAGCATGGGCTCGGTCACGTTCTCGCCCAGCTTGCGCGTCGTGTACGGGAGCAGGAAGGCCTTGTCCGGGTTGCGGATGCCCGCCAGCGGGTTGAGGCTGGCGTGCTCCAGACCGGTGGCGAACTCTTCGTGGAACACGCCCGAGCGCATGATGCCCAGGCGGTTGATGACATCCCACTGCACCCGCTCGGCGGCGGTGAGGCTGGCCTTCGACTCGGTGGTGTAGCTCTTGCGCAGCAGGTTCCCCATGCCCCGCATGGACTTGATGACCTCGGCGTCGGCCAGCCAGTTGTTGAACATGCCACCCATCACGTTGCGGATCTGGAAACCGGACGAGGACGTGAGCCAGCCCTTCATCCAGTTGTTGACGTGATCGAACATGCTCAGGAACGAGCGCATCCCCTCACTGGTGTTCGCCCCCTTGGCCGTCATGTTGGCGATCACGTCGACCACGTCAGCCGGGGCCTGGTAGCCGAAGCCGAAGCCCTTCCAGCCGTCCTGGAGGGTCTGGGCCAAGAAGGGGGCCATCTTGTCCAAGCCCGCCTGGTTGAAGTCCCGGAACTCCTTGGCCGTAGCGATCGACGCCTTCAACTCGTTGGCCTTGCCTTCCAGGTGGGCGATCTGGGCTTCCTGATCGAGCCCCTGGGCACGCAGCTGGTCGCGCATGGCGTAGGCCTCGGCCGCCTGGTCCCAGTGCTCGGCCTGCTGGGCGGCCAGGCGCTCGCGCACCACGTCGCGCTCGTAGGCGGCCACGGCCCGGTGGCCGACCGCCTTGTTGGCGGCGGCCTTGGCCTTGGCCAGATCGTCGTCAGCCATGGCGAACTGGGTCTGCACCGACGTGAGCGCGTCGTTGGCCATGGGCAGCTTGCCCTGGGCGTCCCGCAGAGCGTCCTCAGTGGCCCGGTACGCCGGGTTGGGCACCGTCTTGCCTGCCTCGTAGGCGGTGCGCTGAGCGGCGATCTCAGCGGCGTTCCCGCCCGTGCGGTAGGTGACCTGGTTAGTGGGCAGCGCGTGCAGGAACGGGTCGACGCTGTCGGCCATGTTCCAGAACATGATGACATCGCCGTCGCGGGCCAGGGAGGCTCGGGCGGTGTCGAGCATGTCCTTGTACACGGCGCCCATCTCGGCGCTGCTGCGCCGCAGACGAGCCGACCAGATGGACCCACCCACCTGCCCGGCGAACTCCTTGAAGCCGTCGGTGGGGATCTGGTTGAGCCGCTGGGTGATCTCGTCGTAGGGGAAGCGGGCGGCGATCCCTCCCTCGTTGACCAGATGCTGCCCGGCCAACTCCAGGGCGTCGTCGTAGCCCATGGTGATGCCCTGGCCCAGGCCGGTCTCCTGGATGGAGCGGGCCAGGTCCATGATGTCGGCCGACTGGCCGTACTGGTCGCTGTTCCGCAGGCCGTTGGCCACGGCCTCGATCAGGTCAGGACGAGCCTCGTGGATGCGACGGGCGACATCGGCTGTGAACATGTCGTAGCCCGGCCCGGCCGGGTGAGTCCCGGCCTCGACGGCCCCAGCGGCCAGGCTCTCCATGTCATGGGCGCCGGGACCGAAGGCCAGCACCCGATCAGGCGTGGTGGCCATGGTCCCCTCGATGATGCCGCCCTCCCGCCCGGCGAAGGTGGCGCCCACGGTCGCGTCGGAGGCGGTGGACGGCCCCCAGCCGAAGTCCACCCACATCGAGTCCATCTTGGCCAGCTGGTCCTTGACCGGGAACGGAGCGGCCGGGTTGGGCTTGCCCCCCTCGTAGCCGTGGTACCAGCTGTTGCCGCCCTCGGTCGGGTTGGGCAGGGCGGCCTGCTTGTGGGTGGGCGCCCACACCCGACTGTCCGGGTCGAGCAGGGCGTGCAGCCCGCTCTCGGGTCCGTCGGCCAGGACCTGGTCGATGTAGTCGAGCGTGTCCGCCCCGAACTCGTCGTCCATGTAGCGGACCATGGTGGCGAAGCGCTGGTTCATCATCTCGCCCACCCGCTTGGCCTCTGGCCCCGGCCCCATGGTCTTGGCTGCCATGACCCGCCAATCGATGAAGCCCGACACCGGGTCGAGCGACTGGATGGCGCCCATGCCCACAAGCTCCCGCCACTGGTTGCCCAGTCGGCTGGACATCTCCGACGGCGTGATGTTGCTGTTCTTCAACAGGTTGTCCCAGGCGAACACGCCCGTCCCCTGCTTGCCGTAGCCGGTGGATGAGCCCCCGTAGAACAGGCGATCAACCATCCCGGCGATGTCGCTGCCGTCGGGCGGTGCGTTGGCGGCATCAGCCGGGTTGAGTCGGTACAGGGTGCCGTCCTTGGCCACGGCCAGATCGTCGGGTCCCCAGTTGGCCGTGCCCAGGAACACGTCGGTCAGGGCCTGGTTCGAGTAGGCGTCGGCCACGGCGTCGATCGTGGCCTGATCCCCCGCCGTCAACACTTCCCCGACAGTCCCGACTCCCTCGGCCATCTCCTGGGCGTGCATCCACCCGCCCGGCCCCTGAAAGGCCACGCTCTTGGGCTGGCCGAACCCGAGCACCTGGTACAGGTTGTCGGCCGTAGCGGCGTAGTGGGCATCGCTGGCCGGGACCACATGGCGGTACACGCCATCGGCCCCCTGATAGAAGCCAGGGGCAACCTCGGTGGCCAGGAACTGGCCAGGATCAGCAGGGGCGACATCGGCCCCCAGGGTGAAGCCGACCTTGTTCAGGGTGGACTCCATGCGCTTGGTCTCGGCCTCGATCAGGGCCGCTCCCTGCTGGGCCGGGTCCACCCCAGTCAGGGCGTCTGCTGTCGCCCCCACCGTCTGCATGGCCTCGGTGGCGGTGTCCATCACGCTCTGGACAGTCGGGACCTGACCCTTGGCCTTCAAGATGGTCAGGACACTGCGCCGGTTGGCCATGCCCTGCTGGGCCGTCTCGTAGGCCGTGCGGGCGACATCGAACTCTTCGGCCGTGGTGGCGTTGCTCATGGCCACGTCAGCGTCGAGCGCCTGCTGCTGGAACCCCTTCATCTCCGAGCGCAGGACCTTGGGGTCGAGCGTGGCCGGGAACTCCTGGCCCAAGTCAGACAGTTCCTTCATGGCCGCCATGCCCGAGCCCTCGATGCGATCAGCCAACTGGGCCAGCTGCTCAGGGGCCAGGTCCTCGACCGGCTGGCGGAACATCGAGACGCTGACCTCGTTGGCCGGGCCGTAGAACGGGGTGTCCGGGTGGAAGGACTCGCCCATCTCGGCCACCTGACGGATCTCGTCGGCCACCACCCGGCCGTTGGCCGCCTGCTCCATGACCATGGGCACCCGCTCGTGCGCGGTCATCGCCTGGCGCACCTTGGCCAGGGCCTCGTCACGCTTGGCCGCCAAGGCCCCCATGTCCTCGAAGGACAAGGCGCCCTTCTCGGTCACGCCTCGGGGCGTGGTACTCAGCTTCTGGGTGGCGTCAGCGATCTCCTGGTCGACGGCAGCCAGGTCGGCCTTGGCCGAAGTCACGGCGTCGTCCAGGAGGGAGCGGCGCTCGGCCGCCGCATCGGCGGCCCGGCCCATCCGCTTGCCGTGCTCGGTGGCTCGGCGCAACGTGTCCTCGGCCACCCGCATGTCCTCGGCCGCCCGCTCGGACATCTGGTCGAGCCGGGCCAGCTTGGTCTCGTACTCGGCCTGCTGCATCTGGCCGGTGAGGCGGGCCTGGTGGAGCAGGTCCTTCTGGTCCTCGATGTCGCGCAGGGCCGTGGTCTTGGCCCCGATGTCCTTGTCCAGGTTGTCGATCGAGTCGGCCAGGTCCTTGGTGACCTTGCGCACCGACACCCCGGCCTCGCCGCCGGTCATGGTGGTGGGCAGCCACTCGGCGTACTTGTCGGCCTGGCCGAAGGCCCGCAGGTAGTTGATCTGGTGGATCTGGCCGGTGCGCTGGGACACGTCGCGCATGTAGTTGGGCAGGGCCTTGTAGGCGTTGCGCTCGTACCACTGCACGGCTTCGGGCCCGTAGACCTGATCGACGTGCGACTGGATCTGGCGCTCCAGGCTGGGAGCCACTGTGCCGTCAGCCAGCTGCTCGCCGGGCTGGATCAGCTTGGTGGCCTCGTTGCCCTTGACCACTTCGTCGCCCACATCGAGCGCGGCCTTCTCGAATCCGGCTCGGGCGTTGCCGGTCATGGCTCGCGGTGCTCCGAAGGTCGTGCCTCGGCGGCCCTCGCGCATGGCTCGGAACTCGTCGCTCATGATGCGAGGGACGTAGGGGCGGCCTTCCTCGGTGGCGTTGGCGATGAACTGCTCCCCGATGCCCCGGTGCTTGGCCATCTCGGCCGTGTCCCCAGGGATGGCATCCAGCCAGCCGCCGATGTTGTTGACCACCTTCTGCTGCTGGGGGTCGAGCTTGGTGAAAGCCTCGCCCGGCAGGTTGTTGATCGTGCCCCGCTCCCCCAGGGCATCGAACAGGGCCTCGCCCTCGATGCCTGCCTTCTTGGCGTCGCGCAGGTGCCCCTGGAGGGTCACGGCCAACTCCCGCTCGGCGGCGCTGGCCGTGGCCTTGCGGCGGGCCGTGGAGTCCAGGATGCGGGCGCCCCGCTTGATCGTCTCGGCGTCACCCGAGCGCAGCATCTGCTTGGCCTCGAACAGGCTGCCGCCCAGCGCCCGTCCGACCGGCGTCTTGGACAGGCCGGTGCCGATCGTCTCACCGGCGCGGGCGACACCCCGCCCGATGGTCTCGGTGCCGGGGATCAGGTAGCTGGGTCCGCCCTTCACCGGGATGCGGGCGCTGATGCCGTGACCGAAGTTCTTGATCTGCTTGGCGCTCAGTTCCTCACCGGCGATCTCCCCCGAGGCCCGGGCGACCTGGCGAAGCTCGTCGTTGCTCAGACGGCTGGCGCCCTTGCTCACCCGTTGCAGTACCTCGCCCCACTCGGCCGCGCTCTTGCCGCCGACCGCCGCTCCCTTGGCGGCGGCCTCGTCGGCCAGGTTGGTGACCATGCGGGTCACCCCGGCCGTCTTGCCCGCCCCTTCCAGGGCCGAGCCCGAACCGAAGGACAGGTACGTGAACGGGTCGAAGACGATGTCGCCGGTGAGCCCCAGGCCTCGCTTCACCCACTCGTTCTGGTTCTTGCCGCCCGAGGCCTCCACGATCTTGCCGAAGCCGTAGCTCGGGTCGCGCACGTTCTCCGACCACGACTTGTTGATCGGCGTGCCGGTGATGCCCTCGATGCCCGACTCGACGGTGGCCTCGATCACCTTGCGGGGCATGTTCAGGCCTTCGAGCAGACCGCCCAGGCCCTTGCTCAGGATGTTGCCGCCACCGCCGCCCTTGGCTGTCTGGCGGGCCGCTGACGCCTGGCCGGGCGACCCGTACTTCTCGATCTGCTGGAGGCGCTGACGGAGGATGCTGCCCGCCTGCGTGGGACCCCCGATCCGACTGCCCCCGCCCGCGGCGTTGATGGCCCGCACCCGGGCCATGAGGTCAGGCGACAGCTGGGTCGCCACGACCTACCGCGATCCGAACAGCCACTTGGCTGCGGAGTACAGCGCTCGGGGAGCGGCCAGCCCGACCCCAGCGTTGGTCATCGCCGCATGGCCGATGGGGGCGACGGCAGGCAGGTACTCCTGGAAGCGCGACTGGTGGGCCTTGATGCCCGCCTGGTTCTGCTCCTTCTGCACCTTCGGGTCGATCTTGGCGTCGGACTTGGCCGCCGAGTCCTCCCAAGTGCCCATGTTCTTGTACTTCATGGCCGACGTGTTGGCCCGGTTGCCGATGTAGTCGGGCGTCAGGCTGGACGGGTCGGTCGAGTAGGTCGCGGTGCCGTTCTGGTCGATCATGCCGCCGGTGCCGTTCATCATCTCGTACAGCTGCCGCAGGCCCAGGTTCTTGCCGCCCCCCTGGAGGGCAGCCACGTGCTCGGGCATGGTGCGACCCTTGGTGTAGCCCGCCTGGTTCATCTGTGAGCCCGTTGTGGGGTCGGTCGTGTAGCCCTGGGCGTTCATGCCGCCGGGCACGTTGTCCTGGCCGGGGACGGCCCCGCCAGTTTCCTTCTCCCGAGCGGCCCCGTAGACCTGGTGCATGAAGGTGAGCCCGGCCGGGGTGATGGCGCCGGTGTCGGGGTCGGTGACACCCATGGCCGTTTGCAGTGCCTTGGTCGCCTCGTCGTTGCCCGCCTCGAACAGGTTGGCCAGCTTGTCGTAGCCCCCGAACTGGAGGGCCAGCTGATCGGCCACGTCGTCGGGGTCCCCGTACTTCAAGCTCTGCTCGGTCTTGTCCTGCTGCTGCTGGTAGGAGAACTTGTCCTGGTCGAGCCCGAACTTGGACTGGTTCAGCCCGAAGTTGCGCTCGTCGTTCTGGGCGTCGAAGTAGCCCTTGGCCGCATCGCCGGTCTGGTCCTGCTGGAACTTCAACCAGGCCAGGATGTCGTCGGCCCGGTAGCCGGGCTTGACGTTGGAGGCACCGCCAGTCACCTGGTTGTACGTGCTGAGCGGATCGAAGTTCTGGGCGCCCTGCATCTGCTGCATGTAGAAGTCCTGCGCCGACGGCGCTTGCTGCTGCTGTTGCTGGGGGGCGACACCCAGGCTCTGGAGGATCGAGATGAGATCGTCGTCGGTGACGTTGGTGGGGTTGGCCATGTTCATGTGGTGATCCCGTACTTCAACAGGAACTCGGTCTTGGCCTGGTTCAGCTGCTGCTTCTGCTGGGCTTCCTGCTGGGCGATCTGGTTGAGCAACAGCTGGCGGTTCCCGGCCAGGTTGCCCTGCGCCCCCTGGCCCACCAGCTCAGCCCCGCCCAGCTGATCCTGGAGGTTCTGGTTGCCGAGCATGTTCAGCTGGCCCATGAAGCCGGTCTGGTTGGCCAGGCTCTGTGTCGCCAGGTTCTGCCCCTGCGTGGCGGACTGGAGGTAGGGGTCCACGTTGATCCCCCGCCCGGCCAGATCGCGCAGAGCCGTCTGCATGGCGGCGCTGTTGTTCTGCACGACCTGGCCGCTCAGGCCTGCCATCTGCTGCATGATGGCGGCCGCCTGCTGGGCTCGTTGGTCGTTGAAGCCCCGCATGGCCTGCTGGGCCTGGGTGGTCATCCCGGCGATGTCGGGGTTGTAGGCGTTGGCCTGGTCCCGCACTCCACCGAGGATCGAGGGGTCGTACTTGAACAGGCTCTCGGCCTGGGCCTTGACCGCCGCCTTGTTGATCCCACCACCACCACCGCCGCCGTAGCCCCGGCCACCGCCGCCGCTGTTGCCGCCGCCGTAGCCCGACATCGAGCGCGTCGGCTGGGGCTGCTGCTGACCGCCCAGCCCTTGCAGCCCAGCCTGGAGGTCGCGGCCGTACTGGTCCCAGCCCGAGCCGTCGGTGGGCGTCGAGTACACGTACTCGGCCTTGATGGTGGGCAGCTGCTTCCCAGCGGCGATCTTCTCTTGGTTGATCCGGTCGGCGTCGCGCTTGGCTGCCTCGTTGACCGCTCGGACATCGATCCCGTAGTAGGACACCTACATCACCCCTCGGATCTGTGCGGCCAGGTCGGCCCGGCGGGCCTGCTCTTCGCCCTGAATCTGGGCCAAGGTGCTCTGCATCTGGTTGGCGGCGTTCAACTCGCCCAGGTTGGCCTGGCCCACGGCCCCGGCGTAGGTGTTCTGGATGCCCTGCTGGTCAGCCAGGCGCTGGGTGTAGAAGTCCCGCAGGCCCCGCTGGAAGATGCCGCTGTTGTAGATGCCTCGACCCAGGTAGCTGGTGGGCAGCCCGGCCCGCTGCTGGCCGGTCTGGGCCGTCCACTGGTTCATGTTGGCCTGGCGGGCCAGGTCGGCCTGCTGGCGGCCGTAGCCCGCTCCCGCCACCTGGGTGGCGTAGGCCTGCCGAGCGGCCGAGCGGCGGGTGTTCCAAGCGTCTAGTTCCCCGGCGGTCGGGGCTTGGGGCGGAAGGGCCGTCACCGAGTTAGGGGCGACGACGCTCACTTCGTACCGTCCTCCCCGAACGTCGGCTTCACCGACCGCGGCGAGGCAGGCTGGACCTGGTTGGCCGGATCGAAGCCCGCGTGAACGCCGTAGCCCGCCAGGTAGCTCAGCGCCCACCAGATGGCGGCAACGATGAAGCCGAGCACGAAGGCAGCCACGGTGCGCCACAGCAACGACATGGTGGCCTCGTCGTGGGCCAGCAGGGTCAGGCCCGCGCCGAGGATGCCGAACGACAATCCGGCCATGAGCCAGTGCTTGAAGTCGGACGGCGGGGTGATGGTCACTCGCGGCTGACCCCAGTGCCCCCCACTGCCGGACCGACGAGGATGCCTTGGTCGGCCAGCTGCGCGGGCTGGATGGCGTGGAGCGTGGCGTCGTACCCCTTGGCCTTCATGTCGGCCTGGATGCGAGCGAGCGAGTCACCGTCGGTGATCCAGCGGTAGGTCACGTAGTCGCCAGAGCAGATGTAGACCGTGCCGTCGGGGACGACCTGGACGAGGTAGGGCTTGGGCATGTCGTCGTCCTCCGGGGAAGGCGGGATGGGCGCAGGAAGCTGGCCTACGGTGTTGCGGAAGCCGTTCATGTCCCAGGGGCTGTTGGCGTTGGCGGGCTGCCAGGGGCTTGGCCCACGAGGATCGATCTTGCGGGGTGGGGTCCATTCGTTGTGCGAGCGGATGTCGCTGGCCACCACGAAGCCGTAGGCCTGACACAGCGCCTGGCACATCTTCACGTAGGCATCGGTCTGGGCCTTGGGCCAGGGCTCGCCCACGCCGTTGTTGGCGGCCTCGATGCCGAACACGTAGCTGTTGGCCGAGTCCATCGGGATCGTGCCCCGGCTCGTGACCCACGGCGTGCCCCCACCCGACGACCCTTGGCCGCCGCCCTTCCCGGCGTGGTTGGTTGCGCCCGCTCCGATGATCGTGAACAGGCCAGTGCGATCAAGCAGCCCGTTGCTGACAGGGCCGTCGCTGGCGCTGACCATGTAGTTCAGGTCGTTAGCCGGGGTCGTCTGCGAGGCAGTGTGGTGGCAGATGACGCCCCAGTAGCCGTTGAAGCCACCCGACGACCGTGAGCGGGTCTCCCACCCGCTGTAGGTGGCGACCTGACACCCGGCGTTGCGGAGCACGTCGTACACCGACGGGTAGCCCGCCGTGCGGCCGTTGAGCCAGATGCTTCCCACTACTCAGCCCTCCGACTGTCGATCATGTGTGTAGGGCGCCTTGACGCTGGACCCAGAGGACGAAGTCGACCACGACAGCCTCGATCCACTGGCGCAGGTCCCGATCGGGGATGTCATCGAACTGGTGGGCCACCGGCACCGGGTCGGGGTCGTAGCCCGCGTACACGAGCCAGAAAGCGATGACCAGGGCGTGGTCACCGACTGTCGGGTTGGCGATCTTCAAGGTCAAGGTGGCCACCACCCCGGCGACAACGCCCTGGCGCTGCCAGGGCAGAAGGTCATCGAAGTGCAGCGGGGCCTTGTCGAAGCCGTGCAGCTTGTCCACGTAGTGGCGGCCCACGGCCTCGGCGTCGTAGGCCGCGGTGTCGTAGGCGTCGTCCAGGTCGAAGTCTCCGAACGTGCTCATGGCGCCTCGGGTGCTCGGGGGATCTTCACGTGCTCGGCGTGCCCGTCGAACCAGCTGACGAACATGCCGGTAACACGGATGTGGTTGGCCTGGGCCTCGGCCGTCAACTCGTCCCAGGGCAGGTCCTCGGCCAGGTCGGAGTAGCACCCCCAGAACCACATGGCGTCGGCCCGAGCGTCGTCGCGCCCGTGGACGTAGAGGTACACGAGGAAGCGGTGGATGGTGATGACCAGGGCGGCCTGGGTCAGGGAACAGAAGCTCTCGAAGGGCAGCACAGCCACGTCCTCACGGGCGGCCATGTAGGCGTGCCACCGCTCCGCGATGTCCTTGGGGTCGTAGTTCTCGTCGGAGAACATGTAGTCGTTCCGTTGCGCGGCAGGCTGCGTCTGATCGTTCATGGGCGGGCGGCCTCCAGCTGTGTGATGCGTGTAACAAGATTCTGCACCACACCAACGAGGGTTGCGACTAGTCCCGACAGATCGATGGCATCGCCGTCGCTGACCAACGGTGCAACGTTCGCGACATCTTCCGCGATCAGGCCCACCCGCTCCCGCTGTTCGTCCAGGTAGTGGTACCTGACGACTTCCAGGTCACCGATGTCCACGGGATCGGCCGGGCGGATGTTGCGCTTGTAGCGCCGACTCGACGCCCCGTTGATCGGCCCGCAGCGCAGCCCGAGCAGGCCGCTGTTGTTGGCGTTGGTCAGGTAGAACTCGGTGGCCCCGGCCGGGGGCGTGAACAGCTGGATGCCGCCGCCGGTGGCGCTCATGTGGTTGAAGAACCCGATGCCAACCTCGCCCGCCCCCGCGAACTTCTGGACGACCAGCGTGCGCTGGTCCCAGCTGTTGCCCGGGGGCTGACTGGTCAGACGAATGCGGTTCTGCTCCACGTCGAGGGTGGCGACACCGGCCCCGCCCGAGGCCATGCGGATGGTCGAGGCGTCCAAGGGCGTGATGCGGTGGCCACCGGCCAGGAGGATGTCCCCGGCGTTCAACTGGAGTCCCGCCCCGCCGGTGATGAGCCCGTTGGCCTGGAGGGCACCGACCACGAGCAGGTTGGTCCCGATCTGGGCCGCCCCGATCGTGTTCAGGTCCTGGAGCACGAGCCCCCGCCAGGCGCCCGCCCGGTACTCCCAGGTGACCCCGTTGTCGAGGGTGATGGCCAGCGCCCCCTGGGGCGGGGTGGGCCAGCGGGCGTCCCGATCGGCGGCGTTGGTGAAGGTGACGACGATCGAGCCCAGCGGGAGCCAGCTGCCGTCGGCGTACTGGGTCAGCTGGTTGGTGTCGCGCAGGTAGGCCAAGGCGCCGTCGGGCGGAGTGACCCAGGCGTCCCGCCCGGCCTGGTTGGCGAACATGGCCACGAAGTTGCCGTTGCCCACGGCATCCTTGAAGGCGTCGGGGGCGTAGGCCAGGTCTCCACCCGCCGGGATGACGACGCCGTTGTAGGTCTCGGGCACGGGAGCCTCCTACCTGGCCCAGCCGATGTTCACTGGATCGGCGTCCCGTCGTCGTTGTAGAAGACGCTGGCCACGGTGGGCCAGTGAGCCTGGGTGGCGGCCAGCAGATCGCCGTCGGTGATGAGCGACGTGTCGTTGGCGTGGTCGGCAAAGCCGGGCGTGGCCGCCATGTACGGCATCCAGATGGTCAGCACTTCGGCCGCGTCAGCCAGGTGGCGGCGGGCCAGGGCCGCCATGTCGAGACGCCCGTCGTCCTTGAAGATGAGGGCCTGCTCGAACACGACCGCCGACGTGCGGCCCTGAAAGGCACCGTCAGCCCGCAGCTTGATCTGCTGCTCGTAGGACATAGAGCCTCCTAGACCTTGTAGCGGATGCTGAGGGTGATGTCGCCGCCGTTCTGGACGGTGTATTGGGCGGTCACGACCGGGACGCCGGTGGCGGGCTGGGCGGTGCCGTTGGCCGAGCGCCAGTTGAAGGCGTAGGTGTCGGTCTGGTTCACGACGAACATCGGATAGAGCGACGAGCCGAAGGTGCGGCACACGCCCATGTAGGTGACGGCGGCCCCCGGTATCCACGTCTTGGCCGTGCCCACCTGCTCGTAGGCCGGGGTGAAGGGCAGGTTGAAACTCAGGTCGCCGGTGCCGCCGTTCACCCCGGTGGTGCCGAACATGAGGTAGATGCTCAGGTCCACCCAGTTGCCGATGCGCTGGTAGAAGGCCTTGGTGATGTAGCCAGAGCCGACAGCCCCGCCCTGCCACACCAGCGACGACGACCAGTCCACTTCGGTGTACTGGGCCGGGATGCCCACGTTCTTCCACTGGCCGCTGGCCGACTCGTACTGGAGGATCTGACCGTTGGCTGGGGTGGCCACGGTCACGTCGGTCAGAGCATCCAGGTTGGTCGCCCCTCCCCCGGCAACCGCCTTGTTCTGCCACGAACCGGTGGGCACGTCGTAGGTGAGCACGTTGCCCGCTACCGGGCTGACGATCGACACGTCGGTGAGCGAGTCCAGGTTGGTCACCACCGGAGCCCGCGCCACCCACAACCCGGACTGGTAGGTGAGGATCTGCCCGTTGGTCACCCCGGCCACCGACACGTCGGTCAGGTCATCGATGGGCACGACCGGGCCGGGCACACCCTGGATGCCTTGGGAGCCGGTAGGGCCGGGCGGACCGGTGGAGCCGGTGGTGCCCGGGGGTCCCTGACTGCCGGTGGTGCCGGTGTCGCCCTTGGGTCCCTGGGCGCCAGCCGGGCCAGGAGGACCGATGGGACCGGGTGGGCCTTCGGTGCCCGCCCCCTGGACGTAGAGGCTGATGGCCAGGTTGTTGGCCAGGGTTGTGCCACCGTCAACCCACACCACCGGCAGGGTGACGTAGGTGCCGCTGTCCACCGGCGTGGCCGTGGTTCGGTAGTGCTGGTAGATGGTCGAGTCGGTGGAATCGGAGATGAACAGGTCACTGCCCACCGCCAGGCGGATGAGCGCCGGTCCCACGTCGTCGCCCGCCAAGGTCGTCTTGCTGGACCAGGCGGTGGTGGCCAACGTCTGGTTGGCGTTGTTGACCTGGAAGTGCCCGGAGGCGGGTGGTGGGGTGACGGCGGTGGAGAACCGGAAGTGCATGAGCACACCGGACGCGCCCGCCGGTCCTTGTGGCCCGGTGGGACCGGGGACACCCTGGGGACCTTGGGCGCCCTGGGAGCCGGTCGCCCCGGGCGGCCCTTGGGGGCCGGGCGTGCCCGGGGAAGACACCCACTCGTTCAGCGTCGAGGACCAAGTGAGCACCTGGCCGTTGGCGGGAGAGGGGACGCTGACATCCGAAAGGGAGTCCAGTGTGCCCCCGCCCCCTCCCCCTCCACCGGTGGCGTCGTTCACGCCCTTCTCCAGGGCCAGGAACGCTTCCCGGGTGATGTTGTCGAAGCTGGTGATGTGGGGGACGACCACCCGGCTCAACGCAGCACCTTCGGGTAGAGCGGGATGACCACCGAATGCACCGACCACTGACGGGCGACATCGGGGTGGGAGTACAGGCGCAGGCTCACCGCCTTGGCCCGTCCGACCGTGCCCGGCTTCTCGACCTCGTAGGTGTAGGCGCCCCGGTCGGGTGGGGCGACACTGGCGGTGAGGGTGCGGCGCAGGGTCCACGGGTCGAAGTCGTGGAACACGTCGACCAGTACGTCCCCGTCGTCGTGGGCCCCTTGGATGACTCGGGGGCTCTTCCAGCGCTTGATCTGGGCGGGCAGCCCGCCATGCAGCCAGGCGGTCAAGTACTCGGCTTGGATGACGCTGGTCAGGCTCCCACCCCAACGGTCCAGCCCGTCCTCGAAGCGGTCCAGGTACAGGAGCCGGTCGGCGGTGGGGGTGCCGCCGTTCATGCCCACCACCACGTTGCTGGTGCCGGGGGTGTCGCCGGTGAGGGGCACGAAGCTGCGGTGCTTGCCGATGCAGCCGATGCCGGGCGAGTGGGGGTGCTGGAGCCAGTACTGCGTCCAACCCCCCACGGGGGGCAGGACCCAGATCACGTCATAGGTCTCGTAGGCGAACGTGTTCCAGGTGAGGCGCTGGGTGGCCAGCGCGTCCCATGTGACCCCGCCGGTGCGCAGGTCGTCCCACGTCCGGTTCTGGTGCTCCCCGAAGGGGATGGCCGACTGGCCCAGGTAGTCGGTGGCCACGTAGGTGAACGAACCGGCCTGGACCACGCCCTTGCAGCGGCGGATGAGCCCACCGTCGACGTAGGCCCGCAGGGGGGCGAAGATGGGCGACAGGGTCTTGCCGTCGAAGTGGACCAGGCCCTGCTCGTTGTCCCAGAAGACCACCCCGCCGTCGGGGGCGTAGTCGAACTGGCCGGTGCAGCCGATCGTCTCGGAGATGACGACCAGGCGGAAGTTCTCGGGGCCGTTGCCGATGAGCGCCCAGGTCGAGTCCCGCTTGAAGATCAGGAGCATGTCGCGCATGGCGATCAGGCCGCTGATCTCGTCGCCCGCCCCGCCCACGTCGATCCAGTCCTCGGTGCGCCAGTCCTCGGCCGAGCCCGGGTGGGAGAAGTGCAGCCGGTTGGGGTGACTGGGAGCACCGCCGATGTAGGCGACGTACAGGCGGTCGTTCAAGTAGGTGACGTAGCGGCCTCGGGGCATGTTGCCGCCCACCGGGTTGGCGATGTCGTCGTTGAAGGCGTTGCCCAGCGATGTCATGGCCGTGCCGTTCCAGCGCAGCATGGGCTGGGTGGCCACGTTGGTGTGGTTGCCCATCGAGATGTACAGCACCTGGTCCCAGTCGGCGTAGCTGGGCACGCCCGAGCGGGTGACGCCGGTGATCTCGTCCCAGTGGCCGTCGACCTCACCGATGCGCAGCCCCGGGCCGGGATCGTCGGTGAGGGGTAGGGCCCCCTGGTAGTCGCCCGTGACCCAGACCTTGCCGTCCTCGTCCACCATCAGGTGCTGGCTGAGGAAGGAGTCCATGGTCTCCGAGCCCCGCCGGTAGTTGTAGTAGCTGACCGGCGGGCCGCCAGGGACAGCGTCGACCTCCAGGGCCGAGCGGTTGTAGGTGAGCGGGCCCACCCCCCGGCGCTCGTAGAAGCCGTTGCTGTTGTTCCAGATGACGTTGCGGGCCCGCTGGGCGTAGCCCTGCTCGATGGCCGTCTTGTCCTGGCGGGCGTCGATGCCCTTGGAGAAGTCGTTCAGGGTGACGTAGCTCAGGACCCGTCGGGCGTAGCGCCGCTTGGGGTTGAGCCCGGCCGACGTGGAGCGGACCACTTAGAACGACGGTCCGAGTCGAGGGCGGGCCATCCGATCTTCGGGGTGCGTGGGTCGCGTGGGTGAGCGGTTGAGCACGAGGGGGTCGCTGTTGGACACCTTCCAGGCGGCCCGGATGGAGCCCATGGCGTTCAGGTAGACCTGGCGCTGGGAGTCGTACAACTCGGGGTCTTCCTCCCGCAGGTAGGTCTCGGCCAGCAGCCCCGTCTTCAAGGCCTGGTCGAACTCGGGAGGCAGGTCCACGAACGTGTCGGTGAAGGCCGCCGGGTACTGGGGCAAGGCGTAGAAGGCCACGACCAGCTGGCAGTCCATGCCCACGATCGGCCACAGCTTCAAGATCCGCTCGTAGCCCGACGAGTAATCCGACCACGCCACCGGGTTGGCCACCGGGGTGGTGCCGTAGTGGGCCAGTCCCTCGTGGATGGGGACCTGCGGCAGCAGGGTGCCCTGTACCGGATCACGCAGGTAGTTGATGCGCACCGCGGGCGTGGGCGGGGGCGGGGGCACGGGCGGCGGGTCGATGGCCGGGGTGAAGGCCATGGGCAGATCCTGGGCACCGTTGGCCACGTCGATGGTCATGGTGATGTTCAGGAAGCGCCACTCGGCTTCCATGTTGATGGCCTCGAACCAGACCCGCTGGAGCATGGTGTCCAGCAAGGTGTCGGGCATGTTCAGGGCGTCGGTGTCCAGGTAGTCGCGGACCTGATCGAAGATGTCAGCGACGCTGAGGCGGGCGACCACGGGCAGCCTTCTTCGCGGGGGTCGGCGGCACCGGCTGGACGGGATCGGCCGTCGCAGCCGGTGCCTGCGCCGAGAGCTTCCCCATGGAGGGATGCCACATCGGCGGGACTTCGCTGACTCCCGCCCGGGCGATCGGACGGGTGCCAGCAACATGTTCCCCAGCGGGCACCGAGCCCTTGGGGTGGTCGACACTGCGCTCGGTGCCCATGGGCTCAGGTGGCCGACATGTCCACGATCCCGTTACGAGCCCGGTTGGAACAAACCAACTGGCCGTAGCTCAGGATCTGGGCGGTGCGGGCGTCCCGGTTGTTGGGGCGCACGAAGGGCGTGCTCTTCATCCACACGTCCGAGTGGGCGACCAGTTCCAGGTACCGCATGTTCAGGAAGAACACCCGGTGGGCGGGCTTCACGTCGGCGTCGTAGGTGACCGGCGCCCCCTTGAACAGCAGGTTCTGGAAGCCCGAGTCGGCCAGGTCGGTGTTGGTGTAGCGGATGTTCTGGACCAGCGAGTCCTCGTAGGACTCGAACCCGGCCTGGTCGGTGAGGATCAGGTTGGGCTGGTCGTTGCCCACGCTCACGCTGTTGTAGGCGTGACGCCAGGCCGACACCCCGGCAGGGTTGTCGGGGCTGGGGCGGGGCTGAGCCGTGGCCGAATAGGGCAGCCAGAAGCCACCAGGGACGACGCCTCGACCGGGGTTGAGGGTCCCGGGCTGCACCGCCGTCTCGGCCGGATAGATGGCACCCACGTTGGCCGACGCCGTGGCTGTGCCGGGGGCGTCGTAACCGGTGATGGGCTCGTCGGGGCCGACAGCCACCGGGGTGATCCCACCGATCCAAGGACCGACGGCGGCGGCCGGGTTGAGCAGGTCACCGAAGCCGTTCCAGGCCACCGTGGAGTCCATGGCCGACACGTTGGGGGCAGTGGCGTGATCCCCGAAGAACACCTTGTTGAAGAAGTCGGTCAGGCTCTCTTCGGCCTGGCTGATCTTGCCCTGGAGCAGATCGATGATGGCGCTCTCACCGTTGTTCTTGGCTTCCTCGATCCCGGTGATGGTGATGGACACGGCGGCCTGCGCCCACTTGTACTCGGCCGCGGTCATGCCCTTCTGACGGAGGATGCGCAGTTCCTCGTCGTCGGTGTAGGTCATCACCGTGCCGTTCTTGCCGTCGAGCACGGGGATGACGATGGACGCCCCACCGCTGATCTTGCGGATGTTCCCGCTCTTCATCAGGGTGTAGGCGAGGACACGTGCCTTGAACACGTTGTCCACGAACTTGGTCTCCAGCCACTTGCGCAGCGTGGTGGACAGGATCTCGTTGAAGGACGGGTTTCCGGCAACCATCTGGCGGCCCTCCTAGGTCGCGTTGAGCATCCGCTTGGCAGCTGCCCAGGCGTCCCGGACCGACTCGATCTCCTCGTCGTCCTGTCGCGGCGTGGCCCCGTTCCGGGAACCCCCGTTGGCCACAGCCCCGGCCGCCCGCTTCTCGGAGCGTCGGGGTGGGTTGGGGGTCCCTGCGTCGTACCGCATGGCACGAAGCGCGGTCTCCAGGTCCATGACGTTCTTGGCTACGGCGAAGGAGAACAGGTCGTCATCGCTGAACTCCCCGTACTGCTGGTGCAGCTGGGTCAGCGTCCGGTCGATCTGGGCTTCGCGCTGGCGTTGGACCTCGGTGGCCTGCCACGACTCCAACTGAGCGACGCGGCGTTCCTCGTCGCTCTGGTACTCCGTCTCGCCGTTCTGCTGTTCTCCCCCGCCCACCGGGATGCCATAGGCCTGGGCCAGCACCGCTAGGGTCTGGTGCGGGTTGCGTTGCAGAGCGTTCAGGAGCGCTTGGGCGTCTTGCAGGTCCTTGCGTTGGTCCGCCAGCTGCTGGGTCTTGCGGGTGTAGTCGGCTTGGCGCTGGTAGCCAGCCACCAGTTCCGACTGGGCGACCTCGACTTCCTGGCCGTCCACCTTGACGGTGAACGACGGCTCGCTGATCGCCTCACCCTCGGACCCTTCACCACCATCGTCGGCTTGCTCGTCGTACCCGTCGTACTCGACGTACTCGGAGGCTTCGGAAGGCGCATCCTCGACCGGCGGTGCATCACCCTCGGGTGTGTCGACGGCCTCGGTGAAATCCGACATGGGGTCTCCCTGTCCAGAGTCCCGTCATGGGGTGCTCTACACGGCCAGGGAGGACGTTCACCCGGCGATGGGCACCACGTTGCCCATGCCCCCACCGGGAGCCTGGGGCGGGGCCTCGGGCGCGCCCGCGGGCATCCCCGGCCCTCCCCCTGGCCCGCCCGGTGCGGGTGGACCAGTACCACCGGGCAGGCCAGGCTGTCCGGGCATCCCTGGTTGAGGGGGAGCCTGTTGGATGAAGAAGCGCTCCGTGTTGGGCAGGTCGAAGCCCTGCTGGAGCAAGTAGCGGATGGCCTCGGTGGGGTCGATGACCGTGCCCATGAAGGGGGCCAGGGTGTTGAACAGGGCCATGGCGTCCTGGCGCCGCAGCTGGTCGTTCTGGGGCTGGGTGCTGCCTGCCTCCACAGCCAGGTCGTACTCGCCCTCGATGTCCTCGGCCGTGAACTCGAACAGCATCTCGCCGCCGGGCCCGGCGATGCGGGCCACCTTGGTGGCCTCCAGGTACTGCTGGCACACCATGAGCAGATGCCTGCCCACCACCGACAGGACCTTCTCGATCTGGGCCAGCTTGAAGCTGGACCGGGCGTTGGTGGCGCCCTCCACGATCGACGCCTCGGTGGCCAGGCGCCGGGTGTCGGGCATCTGGCCGAACTGGTAGTCCGACAGTCCGGTGACCGTTTGCAGGTCCTGCTGCACCTGGTTGGAGTGCAGGTTGTAGATGTTCGGGTCGAAGCTCAGGCTGGGGGCGGGGGCCAGGACCTCCTGGAGGGGAGCGTTGTCGTCGTCCACCAGGATGATCTCGCCATCCCGGTCGGACTGGATGGCTTGGCGGTTGCGGTCGTTGAGGAAGCTGGTGCGAGCGATGAACTTGCGGATGAAGTTCTTGCGAGCGTCAACAGCCTGGGTGCGGGTCTTGTTGATCTCTTCCTGCAACGGGACGATCTGCTCGATCTCGCCCATCGGGTAGAACTCGTCGGGGATCTCGTAGTTGCGGAACATCACGAACGGGTGCCCGTACGAGTAGGGCATGGGCTCGGGCTTGCGCAGGAAGCCTTCGCCGGACTCGGTGAAGATGCACCAGGAGTCCTGGGCGATGTCGTAGAACTCCCAGACCGTGACCCGCTCGGTGTCGTCGCCGTCGTACTGGTAGTCGTCCCGGCGGGTGTCGTCGCGGTCCACGGTCATGGACAGGTCGGCCGACACCTTGTTGCGGGCCCGGCTGTCGTACATGGGGTCGTTGTGGACCTCGTCCAGGGTGCGCACGATGCGCTGGGCGATCCAGCGCACGTTGGTGGGCAGGGTGGCCTCGGGGTCCACGTACACGTCGAAGGGCGACACCCGCTCCACGAAGGGGTCGTCGTCGGTGACCTCGATGTCCTGGATGGGCCCGGTGTGCTGGACCTCTTCCAGGTCGGTGGGGGTGGGCATCTCCCCCGCCTCGGGCAGGCCCACGGGCGACGCCGCCACCTGGGTCAACTCGGCGTTGGCCTGGTCCAGCTGGCCCTGCATCTCGTCCGTCGACGGCTGGCGGGTGTAGGTCTTCTCGTGGTACCGCCAGCCCACCTTCAACCAGCCGTGGCCCATGATGACGAAGTCCTTGACGGCCAGGCGGAACTGGTCCTGGAAGTCGTAGTGGCGCCACAGGTAGTTCAGGACCGCCTCCGCGATCACGGCCTGGGCGTCGTGGCCCATGGTGGTGGGCGAGACGATGAACTTGGGGTACTGGGTGGTGACCGACGACTGGACCACGTTGCAGATGGCGTAGGCCATGTTGACGACCACGGCGTCCTGGTCGTCGCGGTCGGTGCTCCCCCACTGGAGCCCCCGGTACATGTCGACCATCCGGTTCCAGGTGCCCGACAGGTCCTTGTTCTGTCGGTAGCGCCGACAGAAGGCGATCTTGTCCCGGCACTCCGACAGCCGGTACTCCTGCGTCTTGCGGGCCATCAGCCGGGGTGCTCAGCCCGGTCGTACTCGATCCCGTTGGCCTTGGCTCCCTCGTGCAACTCGCGCTCGAAGGCGACGCGGCTGTGGGCGGCGAAGCTCTTGCGGCCCCACATGTGGATGCCGCGGTAGGTCACGCCGCCGAAGCTGTTCAGCTTGCAGCGGAAGCACAGGCCCGACGGGTTGACCGTGAAGGCGTCGGCGGGCTTGTCCTCGCTGCACTCGATGCAGCGCACCTAGACCTTGGACGAGTCCGGCCCTGAGGGCTGCTGGCCGCCCGGGCGAGGGGCCTGGGGCCCGCCCACCGAGGGAGCGGTCTTCTGGCCGCCCGGGCCACCCGGGCGAGCCTGAGGCTTGGGGTCGCCGCTGGCGCCGGGGGTCTTCTTGTTGCCCCCTGGGCCGCCGGGCTTGCCCGTGCCCTTGAACCCACTCCCACCCAGGGCGGGAGCGGTGCTCATGCCCTGGGCGTCATGCGACTTGGCCATGGCCGTCTCCTGACAGTCGGATCTGCCAGAAGTCGGCGCCGTTCACTCGTAGAGCGAGTAGACCCGGGCCCGGTGGTTGCGCTTGCCGATCAGGGCGGGCTCGTCGCTGGCCCCGTTGATGAACTTGGCCCACCAGCCGCCGGTGCCGGTGTCGTCCACGGGAAGCTCTTCGGGCACCCGCTGGTGCACGAACTGGCGGCCGTGGTGGGCCAGGGCCAGGGCCATGACCCGGTCATCGAAGGGCGAGCCCGACATGCGCCCCTTCTCGTCGCGCACGTAGCCCTTCAACTCGGTGATGGTCTCAGCCTCGTGCAGCACGACCTCGCCGTTGCGCAGGGCCTCGTCCAGCTGGCTGATGATGAGGGGCTTGGACGTGCGGCTGGTCTTGAAGCCGAACTCTTCGGTGGTGCGGTTCCAGGCGTGGTTCAGCTGCTTGCGCCGGAAGATCGAGCGGTAGCCCAGCTGGCGCAGCACGGTGAGGGTGGCGATGCCGGTGTTGTTGGACTCGACCACGGCCAGGGCGCCCAGGTAGGCCATGCCCAGGCGGAAGGTCATGAGGGCCAGCAGGTCGGGGGTGAGGATGTCGCAGAAGACGCACACCTGCTCGCCCGTCTCGTGGTCGAGGACCTGGATGGCGCTGTTGTCGCCGTGGCCCAGCCCCTCGGACGTGTCCACGCCCAGGATGTACACCCGGCCGTGCTCGGGCTCGGCGTAGACCTTGACCGGGGGCAGGTCCACTACACCAGCACCGTCTTGTGGGCGGCCCGAGCCCGGGGCTTCACCACCTGGTCGGTCTCGGCCAGCAGGTAGTCCTCGGTGACCTCGTGCCAGCGCGTCTGGGCGACACCCCGCTCCATGGCCCGCAGGGTCTCCAGGTCGAAGACCATGGCGCCGGACTGGATGAACGCCTCTTCGGGGTTGGACGGGTACTCCTGGGCCCTGATCCAGGGCAGCAGGCTGTTGACCTTCTCGTCGTACCACTGGTCGTCGCGCATGGGCACGGCCGACCACGGGATGAACACGGGGTGGAAGCCGTTGCGCCCCGTCGTCGCCCCCTGCCACATGGCGCTGAACAGGTCACCCATGCCCTTGGCCGTGGACAGCAGGAAGATGCGCCCGCCCAGGTCGGCCACCGGCTCCATCGACGCCCAGGCCTCTTCCTGGTCCTGGAGGCTGGCGAACTCGTCAGCGATGATGAGGGTGGCCGTCTGGCCTCGGGCCGGGTCGGACTGGCTGGGCTCGGAGCGGATGACCGAGTCGTTGTCGAAGGTCATGCGCTGGCCCGTCGAGTCGGTGCGGTTGGGCCCCCGCTCCTTCATCCAGTCGGGCAGCCAGCGGTAGCCGTAGTCGGCCTTGCGCAGGATGAACTTGGCGTCTTCCTCCCGGCGGCTGATGAACAGCACGTACTGGTCCGGGTGGAAGAACGCCTCCCAGAACGAGTGGACGGCGCACAGGGTGGTCCATCCGACCTGTCGGGACTTCAAGGTGATGATCTTGCGGTGCTCGGGGTTGCGGAACAGGGCCAAGCCCTGGCGCTGGTACGGGCGATCGCTCATGTCCATGAGGATGCGGCCCCGGTCGGGGGTGCTCACCGACCAGTAGCGCTCCACGAAGTAGTCCTCGTCGGCCTCGCACCGGCGCCACTCGGCTTCCTGGAGCAGGGCGGCCTTGGAGAAGCCAACGTCACTCATCGTCGCCCTCGCCGTTGGCGTAGGCCTCGGCGTAGAGCAGGTCGGGGTCCTCGCCCGCGTGGGCCCGCCGCAGCAGATCGAGCAGTTCGTCGCCGGGGATCGCCCACCACTCGGTCACGGCGTGTAGATGAGGGCTGGGGTGGACTCGGGCGACACCCCACTCGTCCCCTTGGGGTTGACGTAGGCGTAGTGCACCGTCCACGACGAGCCCGCAGGCTGGCCAGTCAGGCTGAAGAAGGTGGTGGCGGTGGGGTCGGGGAGCGACTTGGCCATGCCCGTCTGGGCTGCCCCGTCGCGCACGGGCGTGACCAACGTGGCCGTGACCGTGGGGTCAGCCGACGGTGTGATGGTCACGTTCAGCTGGGCGGGGGTGATGGTGGTGGTGGGGGCGGCCGTGGGGGCAGGGGTGGCGGGCGGGGGCCCGCCCCCCCCCAGGAACAGGATCTTGGAGCGCGTGGACGAACCGAC